CTAAGCCGCCTCTTTGATCTCTTCGCAGATGAACCGGCTGGCCTTCTCTGCCCTCGCCTTGCTGGCACAGGAGCGGCTACAGAACGCCACGCTGGCCTTCTTCGGCTCGAACTCGCGACCACAGCGAAGGCAAGGCTTGGGAGGCAACGTGCGGCCTTGCTGGACGATCTTCCGGCATATGCCGCCGCAGAACTTCTCGAACGCGAACCGCGGCTGAAATAGCTTGCCGCACGCTGGGTTGTCGCACGGCTTGGGCTGGATCAGCGCGACCTGGTGCTCACGGTGGCATTCGGAGCTGCAATACTCGACGCGCCGGTTTTGAGGATGGAAGACCTTCCCACAAGCCGGGTTTTTGCACTCGCGATCGGGGATGGCCCGGCCGGCGCGTTGCTCCCGTAGCTTGGCGGCATGCTCCGGCGAGCACGTCTCCACATCCGGCCGCACGGACTTGAACATGCTCCCGCACCATTCACAGGGCCGCTCGGGCGCCGCTTCCTTGCACGCGATGTTGTAGGCCCATTTCGCCGCCTCGGCAGCGGCGTAATGATAGCGATCATTCCGATAGGTGCGCATGACCGTGCGGCACTCATCGCAGCAGAAGCGGTCACGGCGGGCGATGGCTTCGTCGTCAAGCGGACCGCGACAGTTCGCGCAGTTCTCCCGGCCGATGGTATATTCCGGTTGTCCGGCCGCCCATGAGGGCCGCTTCGCGCCCATTAGGTGCAAACCTTCCTCGATCAGCGCCGCCGCCTCGTTGTCTGCCACCTGCCAGCCGTGACCGTCCATGCACAGGCCCGCCCGGATGCCAGCGCGCGCCGCGCCTTCGTGCTCGAAAGGAGATTCGCGCCAATCCCGCAGCACGTCCATAGCCTTCGCGACCATGCTGCGCCGCTTCTCTCCCGTGAAGACCCTCGGCAGGGAAACCGGAGAGGCGGAGCCGTAGCGGAAGGTCGCGTATCCATCGCGGGCCGCTTTGCGAGCCAGGATCAGCTTGCGCTCGCTGGGGCGCTTCGCCATGGGTCCGCCTCCTACTGCTTGTCTTGGGGCGCGCCCTTCTGTTCTGGCATCATGTTGAGCGGTGCCAGATATTCGTCGCCGGCGGGATCGGTGCGCGGGTTGTAGCGCTCCTCCCGCCTGATCTCGTTCGCGCTCTTCGCCCCGATCTCGCGGGCAATGCGGTGCGACTGCCAGCGCTCCAGCGTGTTCGCGCGGGTCAGTTCGTCAAGATTGAACTCCACCCACGTCGAGCGGCGCGCCTCTTCCGACAAGAGCGCCTGATTGATGATCGCTTCCCAGCGGCGCACCCACGGCAGCACGGCGTGCTGGACGAAGGCACGGTGCAACTCGACCGTCGAATTGTATGCCTGCGAATCGGAGGTCGACAGGAGCGGCAGCGGGACACGGAAGAGCCGGGCAATCTGTTCGACGCTGAAGCGGCGAGAGCCCAGCATCTCGGCATCGGCCGGCGACACGGAAACCTGTTGCCAGCGCACGCCCTCCTCGAGCACCACGACGCTGCCGGCGTTCTTCGCCCCGGCGTGCTTCTCCGTGAAGCTGTCGCCAAGGTTCTTGCTGGCTTCCTCGCCGATCTCCTCGGGATGGATCAGGACGCCCGACACGCGGGCCTGATTGCGGTAGGTGGATGCCGCGAAGGTCTCGGCAGCGATTGCCGTGCCGAAGGTCTCACGGGCGCGCTGGAGCCGGCTCTTGCCGACGATGCCATCGTCGGAACGGTCCTTCAGGTGCAACATCTCCTCGGGCAGCAAGCGCCGGGTCGAGCCGCCATCAATGTCGGTGACGTCATAGACCACGCGGCGAGTGCCGGGGATGCGCAGCACCGAAACCTGATCGGGATGCAGCGGGCGAAGCTCTACAGGCGCGCCACGGCCGTCGCGGATGATCTCGGCAAAGCCGTTGCCGCGAAGCAGGCAATGCGCCGTCACCATCTCCACGAACTCGACCGGCGTTTGCTGGTCGTTCGGCTGGCGCTGAAACAGGCGGGCGACGGGATGGCCGGGAGCGACTTCGCGCAAGTGCTGCCCTTCGCCGCGGTAGACCTCCAGCGGGAGCACGGCGCACGTCTCGGAGATGGCCTGCACGCAGGAGAAGACGGCGGACAGGTTCTCGGCAAGGTGCGGGCTCACCGGCACGCCAGCGCCGGAATCATAGCCTGCATTGCCGGAGAGAAGATCCCACGACGACGGCTTCCCGGTGCGCTTCTCGGTGCGGCCGAAGAGACGGTCAAGGATACCCATCACACGGTCTCCAGAAAGCGGCGGGCACAGGCGAGCCGCTGGGGCAGGATGACGCGCTGGCGGGCCTGCACGATCGTTCCGTCATAGGCCGGCCACGACTGCACGACGCTGATTTCGGCCAGGGCCACGTTGCGCAACTCGCGGCGGTTGCCTTCCCAGCGCTCGCCTCCCTTGGGGACGGTGAAGGCGAAGGACATGCCGCCAAGGTCGCCGCGTTCGGCAAGGGCGAGCACGTCGCGCCCGGCCGTCGTGTCGGGCAGGTCGAGGTCGAAGGCGAGCCCCTTGCTATCCTCGGACAGCCTGAGCGTGCCTGAGCGGGTGCGGGCAAGCACCCTGCCGCTATCATGGTCGACCAGCGCCAGAATGTCGGGATTGCTCGCCAGCGACCGGGCGAACGCGCCGGGCGCGATCACCTCGGAGAAGTCCGCAATGCGGGCTTCCGTGCCGAAGGTTGCGGCGTAGCCTTCCAGCCGCCGCCCTTTGGCGCGAAGCTCAAGGGCAGCGGCGCGGCGCTCGGCGCTCATGGCCTTAGCTCACGTCGAGGTCGTTCGCGAAGGCGAAGCTTTCGGCGTGACGCACTGCCACGTCGCAGTCGCGCATCGCCCGGACCAGCACCCGGCCTCGGCTGTAGGCCGCGCTCTCATACGGGTTCACCAGCAGGTCGAGGCCGGACCAGTAGCCGACAAGGAGCTGGTTCCATGCGCCGAAGATCACGGTTGAGTCTTCCTGCTCCGGCGAGCCGCCATCGCTATCAGGCAGCGCCGTGGTGCGGGCGACGGTGAAGCCGTCCAGACTGTCGCGGCTGTCCATCAGGAAGCCGCCGCTGGCATCGCCGGAGACCTTCAGCGTGGTGCGGAAGACCTTCGCAGCCTTCGGCGTCATCGCCCAGCCCATCGTGCCCACGTCGGCGTCGTCGCTCTCGATCGAGGCGGCGAAGTCCGTCACCTGATCCCACGTCGGGCCGGCAAGCGACAGCGAATGGACGCCGGAAGTGTTGACGACGCCGCGCGGCACGTTGCCGGCCCCGGTGCCAAGGATGGCAGCACGGTCGATCGCGCGGGCCACCACGGCGGCGAGGTCGCGGCGCACCAGCATCTCGACGGACGGCTGCGCATTGATGAGCGTGCGGCGGGAGAAGCTGGTGATGGCGCCGACCGTCTTCGGCCGCAGGTGGACATCATCGAAGTCGGCGTCCGTCGCGGTGATCTCGCCTTCCTCGCCGACCCACTGCGCGGTCGAGGAGCCGATCTGCTTGGGAATGTCGTTGTCGCCGACAAGGCCGTTCAGGACGGTTGCGCCCAGCCGGCCGGTGATGAGCCGCGAACGCAGCATGTCGATGAAGAGGTCGGGACGGTGAACCGTCGGATAAAGGCTTTCGGCCGCCCCGCTGGTGCCCACGGTGAGCGTGCGCTGTTCGACCAGGCATTCGTCGGGAACCGCGATGCCCTCGAACTTGCGGCCGGAGCGGCGGGCGACCTCCTGCGAAATCTCGCGCTCGAAACCGGCGTCGACGTTGCCGCCGCCAAGATCGCGAGGCAGGGAAGCCACAAGGGCGCGGGTGATCGAGAAGTCGCGGGCGCGGGTCTCGAAATTGCCGTCGCCGTGACCGTTGACCAGAATGGCCGGTGCGGAACGCTCGGCACTCGCCAGCGTCTCGGCACGCTCGATCTTCTTGTCGAGACCGGCGATTTCCGTCTTCAGCTCCCCGAAGCGCTTGTCCTCGTCGGCCGTCAGGTCGCGGTTTTCGGTTTCGGCCTTGTCGGCGAGGCCGCGCATTTCGGTGACGGCGGCGGAGCGCTTCTCGCGCAGTTCGTGAAGCTTCATTGTCCCTGATCCCTTCCGGGTAAACCATCAATTGGATTGATGATATACGCGGAATCCATCGAAATGGCAAATAGGAACGCAAGAAGCTTGCACAGAATTGCGATTACGCCGCAACATTCACCGACAGAACGCCACGAGAGGCATAAACACTGCGCTTTTTCGGCGCGGTGCGCGAGGCCAGCCCAACGGCCATGCAGGCGGCTTGCAAGCCGTCAATGCGCGTGGTCGACTTCTGCTTGTCCAGTTTCCGGCCGCCCGCCGGGTCGCTCACGGCGACAGCGTTGGCGACGCACCAGTTCAAGGCCGGGTTGTTCTGGTGCCGGAGCTTGGCTTGCAGCACCATTGTCTCGAATGCCGCCAAGGCCGGCGACATATCCTTGAAGCCCTGTCCCCATTCCACCAGAGGCAGTTTCAGCCCTTCATCGGCCATGATGCGTTCAAGGTCTTTGATGCCCCAGCGGTCATAGGCAACGGCTTCGACCTTGAAGTCGGCCGCGATCTCGCCAAGGCGATGCACGACGAAAGCCTTGTCGATCGCACGGCCGGGCGTGGTTTCCAGAAGCCCCTGCCGCGCCCATAGCTGATAGGGAACGTGGTCGCGGCGCTCGGCTTCCTCCAGCGTGTCAGCGGGTGCCCATAGCCACACCAGCAGGTCATTCGTCTCAGGGAAGAACGCAGCCAGCGCCGTCAAATCCGTGGTGCTGGAAAGGTCCAGCCCGAGAATGGCGCGCTTGCCGTAGAGGCTCGATACGTCGATCTCCGAAGCGCAAGCTTTCCAGTCAGACGCGGCAAGGAAGTGCTTGGCAGCGTCGATCGGCTGGTTGAGGTAGAGGAGCCGGAAAGCGGGCTCACGCGACGGCGTGCGCTTCGCCTGGGCGGCGCTGGCGCGCATTTCCTCCAGCGACCGGAAATCGCCCAGCGCCGGGTTGCAGGCCCGCCACACGGCTTCGTCCCACGGGTCGGCATCTTCCGGCGCGGCGTAGATCGTGGCGTGAAACGTCGGGTCTTCGATCTCGCCGTCGCGCACCTGCTCGCCGTAGCGGACCAGCTCGGAATAGAAGTGGTTCGGATCGTGGCTCTTGGTCGAGATGATGACGACAAGCGGCTCGGCTCGCGCGCCGGTGCCGGTGATGAGGTTGTCGTACATATCGCGGCCGGCCCATTGTGCGGCCTCGTCACCGACGACGAAGGACGGCGAAAGGCCATGAACCTTCTTCGCATCGGCGGACAGCGCCATGTAGACGCTGCCGGTCTCGGCGTCCTCGATCGTCTTGTTGTGCTCGCGCACGATGAGGCGATCCCAGATCGCCGGCACAAGCCGGGCCATGGCGACCATCTCGCGGAAGATGATCGCGGCCTGATTGCGGTCGCTGGCGGCGCTGTAGACCTGCCCGCGGGCTTCCGCTTCCGGCCCGACAAGGTGAGCCAGCGCCATCGCGGCCGCAAGCTGGGTTTTCCCGTTTTTGCGAGGGATGCAGACAAGAGCCTGCCGGATCGGCCGGAGACCCTTGGCGTTCGTGGCATAGATCGCCTCGATGATCTCCCGCTGCCAAGGCCGCAGGCGGAAGTTGCGGCCGGCATGGGCGCCCGCCGTGATCTTCAGGCCCTCAATGAAGCGAATGACGCGCTCGGCACGGCTGAGGCCCTTCGCCTGCCACGATGGCCGACGCCGTTTCGTCGCTCCGGCCTTCGCCGGTTTCGCGCCCGGTCCCCTCAGCCCCATGTCGGAAGCCCCAAAATCGAAACTAACTTTTTCCCGAGGGCCACACGTCGGTCCTGAGCGAAGCAACGCCCATGAATGACCTGCCCCCGCTGCATGTCTATCGAAGGTGTAACCCTTTGAAATTTCACCTTGACTTGCGCTCTATTCCGTATCTTCATGCACCTATTCTTTGAACGGGAAGCACTCCGATGACGGCATATGCAGGCACTGCACGACGCGGATGGAAGGGCAATGTGCTGGGGCTCCAGCGCTGGGAGGTCGAGTGCGCTCATCAGGCCAGGCTCGACGCTACGGAGGCCGTCGCGGACCTGATGCGCCGGGGCAAGAGCTTCGCCGAAGCGAAAGCCATCATCGAGGCTCGTGCAGCATCGGTCTACAAGCACAGCAGACCCGCGCTCGCCGAAGGCTATCGCCGCTGCGTCGGTGACGTGCAGTTTGCTGACATGCCCAAGGACATCATGCGGGGCATCGAAGATGGTTTCCTCGCCGACATCGAGAAGGCGCGCGGCTACAAGGCCGGCAGGCTGGAACGCTGGTTCTATCGCCTCACGGGCATGACGTTCTGAGCGATCAGGCATCGGGATCACCGTAGAACGGGTGCGAGGGATCGCGAGGGTAGCCGTCGGCATCGCAGCCGCGCACCGTCCAGTCGCGACCGTGGCGGTCATAGCTGCCGGTCTTCTGTCCATGACAGCGCGAGCATAGCGATTGCAGGTTCGCAGGGTCGTAGGCCGCGCCGCCGGCCGACCGTGGCTTCACGTGATCCACTTCCTTCGCAGGCTGCCCACATTCCCGGCACAGGGGCTCCCGTGCAAGCTGGCGAGCCCGCACGCGCTGCCAGCGCGCCGTCTTCAGCGTGTTGTCAGGGATAGGGCTCATCGGCCTGGCTATTCGTGTTCTGGCACAGAAGCTCGACGAAGCGCTGGCGCTCGTCGGGATTGCTCACGGCGAGAATGTCGAGAATCAGACGCTCCGGCACGTCACCGATCATGCGGCCGGTGATCCACAAAATCCGCCAATCGGCGGTATTCGGGACATGCCGGAACCGGGCGAAGACGCGGAGATTCTGCCGGGCGATGGTTTCGTCGCCGGAGAATTGCTCGTTGCCCTTCAGTGGCTCGACGCGCGCCGGCTCGGTTTCCCGGTCGACCCATTCCTCGATATCGTTGAGCGGGCCGGGAATCAGGATCAGCTCCTGCCACGTAATCCGGTGCCGGAGGTTGCCGACGCGCTGCCGGCGAGGAGGATTGTAGCCCATGGCTCACCTCCAGACCTTGAGCTGGTTGCAGAGGCGACGGACGTGGAACGGAACCTCGTGCGCCGCGGCGAAGGCGATGGCCTCGCGCTGCTCAAACCAGTGGGCGGCAAGGCTCTTGATAGCGGCTTTCGCCTTGGCTGGGATGCGGGCTGTCAGGTCTTCCGGGCTTCCGCCGTCGCTGGGATAGCCCGCGATGAAGGAGACAGTCACGGCATCGGGGAAATCGCCGGTGCGAGGCCAGGACCGCAGCGGAAGCACCTCGCCAAGCGTCTCCGACGTGTCGACCAGATAGTCGACGCCTTCGTCGAGGAAGATCACGTCGCCATCGGGGTTGCGGTAGGATACGCCTTCCACCTCCAGCAACGGGGCAGGCCGGAGCCGGATCACGTCGCCGACAGGGAAATGGTGGAACGTGGCCTGCATGACGCGCTGGACGAAGACGCGGCCGCACTGTTGCTCGACCGATTCTGTCGCCGCCTCGATCAGCTCGGCAATCAGCGCATCCTCGTCATCATGCGGGAACCTGAAGAATGCTTTCGCCTCCGCTACCGTCACCGGCTGGACCTGCGGAGGCTCTACTACGACGACGCCCATGGGGATCTCCAATCATCAATTTTGTTGATGATATAGCGGAAATCCATCAATTGAACAAATACCATGTCGGATTAGTCGTCACCATCCTCGCTGGAAGAACTAATCGCCCCGAAAGGATAATGCAGGCGTCTATATGGCCGGTCATCAGGATCGCGGTACTCGCGATGCTCGGCCCCCTCGGCGATATCCATGGTCCGCAACACACGCGCACCCTTGGTCAAGAAGCGGACGCGCCCTTTGACGCCTCGCGAGTGCAGCGCAACGCAGGCCGCATGAAAGACATCGTCATTCTCGCCAACGCTCACCAGCGGTTCACCACAGAATCTTGCCAACCGGACTCCGCCCGGTTCCGTTTCTATCGTAACTGTCTTCACGCTGCGCCTCCCGGTCGTTGGTTGCGATAGGTGAGCCGCGCGACTTCCCATTCGACGGCCGTCCAGAACGCACCGATCTGCTCATCAATGCGATGATCGGCAATGCCCAGCCGAAGGAGCCGCCTCACAAGCGCGTCGGTCACTTGCCCACGATAATAATCCGCGTGCTTCTCGGTCGTTTTGGCGAGGAGTTTCCGGGCGGTTTCGCTGACCCTCTCGCCCTGCTTCGCGAGGGGGAATGCGATGACTTCGCCGGTCGGTGGACGCCATGCAAACAGGGGCAGGTCATCGGGTGTCATCGGACCATACCCCCCGAGATATATAAGATAGTAGTAGAAAGGGAACCGGTGAGAATGCAGGAAAGGGAACCGGTGGAGCCCAATTCCGTGCAGGAAAGGGAACCGGTGGCGTGCAGGAAAGGGAACTGGGAAGCTGTTTTCATGCTGCCCTCCTTTTCGCCGCGGATGACGCCGCCTTGTCCTCTGCCCTGTACGCCTCGACCAGCGCCGTTGCCCGGTCCTCTGTGACCAGCTTCCACTCGTCCGTTGGTGCGGCCTTTCCCTTGGCTGGGACATAGGTCAATCGGTAGGCGTTGGCGTCGCGTATGTCGCTCAGGTGGTTCTCTGTCTCCTGAATCACCTCCAGAAGCCCCAGCTTCTGCCCAAGCTCCAGCACCGGCTTGATTGATCGTTTCGAGATGCCGAACTCCACAAACTGGAGATAGGACACATACAATTCGCCATTGTTGAAACCGCCATGACGAAGGTGCTCGATCTCGATCCGCTCAAGAATGTTACGCAGCGGCCGGGGAGCCGACCGCCACGCTGGGCTGATGAGCAATTCCAGCCGGTGCGGCAGGAAGCAATTCAGCCATTTTCGTTTGCGGCTCATGCACCAGCCCTCCGCAGAATGGCGTCAGCCTTCGCCATGTGAGCATCGGATAGCTGCTGGAGACGCAGCGCACGTCGAGCATGGTAGACAGCGAGAAGAGCGAGGAGCAGCCTCATAGAACCTCCCCACGCCATTCAGCCAGCGCATCCTTGTCAGCAATGCCCATTTCGGCCGGGTCATGCTCTCTGTCATCGTGGCCGATTGACGGCTCATCGTCAGACGTGCCGCCTGTCGGGCTGAGATAGTCCGCCTCCCGGTCGCCACATTGCGGGTCGCCGAGGTCGGGCTCCAGATCGGGGTCAGGCTCGAGCGCGTCGAGCACCGCAAGCAGTGCCTCTATCGCGTCGGCGACGCAGTTCTGGAGGTAGAGGGTGCGAAATTCCTGCGCGTTCATGCTGCCTCCTGGTCGCGTTCTGCGACACGTGCAGCGATCCATCCGTCAACTTCGCTCGCGACGAATGCGATGCGTTTGAAGCCCAACGGAACCGCCTTGGGGAAACGGTTCTGTGACCGATAGACATTAATCTGCGTCCGGCTCAATGAAGTCCGTCGGCACACTTCGTTCAGGGAAATGAGGGTCTCACCGCTCATCTACTGCCCCTTTCGTGTCTTGGGGCAGCAAAAAAGCCGCCCCGGTTAATCCTTGGACGGCTTCACGACGCAATACGCCTACCGTCCGGTTCCCTAAGGTTCCTCTATCGGTAGGCACAATTGCCTGATCTGATATTGCCGATATGTGCGGCTAAGTCAACAGGGTTCAGGAAGTTATCTTAAGCGTGACAACGTTCGAAGCCCGAACGGTGGCGACATACTTGGACCAAGCTTCCATCAGCTTGCGCCTCTTCTCCAGCGCGTCACCACGACGATAGGCGCGCTCGACGGCATCGCCTACGGTGTGAGCCAAAGCGGCTTCGGCAACCTCCCGCTGGAATGCAGTCTCTTCCGACACCCAGTCTCGGAACGAGGAGCGGAAACCGTGCACGGTGAAATCGCCGCCACCAGCGGTCTTCAACGCTTTCGCCAGCGTCATGTCGGAAAGCGGCCGATCCTCCTTCTTGCCGGGAAACACAAAGCCGTTGATCGCGCTGGACTTCATCTCCTGCACGATCTCCACGGCGCGGCCCGACAACGGAATGCGGTGCTCTTTCCCGGTCTTCATGCGCTCTTTCGGAACGGTCCAGACTTTCGCGGCGATGTCGATCTCTTCCCACGTCGCGCCCCGGACTTCCCCACTTCGCGCGGCGGTCAGGATGGCGAACTCCAGCGCGCGAGCACCATTGCCGTCCGCATTCCGAAGCTTCGCCACGAGCGCAGGAACGTCGCCGTAGGGCACGGCCGCATGATGGCCACGCGACAGGGCTTTCGGAGCCGGCAATATCTGATCGAGATGCCCCTTCCACTGGGCCGGATTATCGCCACTGCGGAGCCCGCGTGCCTTGGCATGGTCGAGCACGATCTTGATGCGCTCCCGGACCTTGGACGCCGTTTCCGGCTTGGTGTGCCACATCGAGCGGAGCACGCGGACAACATCGTCGGTCGACACTTTTTCCACAGGAATATTGCGCAAAGGCTTCGCATAGGTTGCAGCGAAACGCTCCCACGCGGGCAAGGTCTTCCCGCCACGCCAGTTCGTTTTCATCGTCTCGATGTATTCGTCGGCGATCGTTCCGAAAGAAGCCCCGGCGGTCTGCCGTTCCGCCATGTCGGTTTTCGGATCTCCACCAGCCCCGACGATGCCTCTCGCCTCTTCGGCCTTCGCCCGGGCCGCGGCAAGGGACACTTGCCCGGCTCCCGCGCCATAGGCTCCCAAACCTATTTCGCGCCGAACGCCGTAGCGACGCCAGATGAAGACCCAAGACTTGCCGCCCGATTTCTGAATGCGGAGATAGAGCCCGTCGCCGTCGCCATAGATGCCGGGAGCCGAGAGGCTGCGAACCTTGCTATCGCTGAGCTTGTGCCGGGCCAT